TCCAGCACCATTCCTCTTTTGGATGAAAATGGGCTTGGAATAATGTGTAACAATGGAAGGTGCTACATTACCTGTGCAGATATCACAGGATATTTGGCTAACAGAGTAGAATCCTCTCATGGAAGATTTTTCAGACTGCATTTCAGGCAAAGAAGGATTAAAAACCCATACACCATGAATTTGCTGTACAAGCAGGTGTTTCAGTCCAATGCCACAGCAGTGGAAGCTCAAAAGGAGGTTGTGGAGGTCACAACAGTGGAGGATGAGAGTGGCCTGCCTATGCAGGTTTCTAACCCAAGGTGCGGGCAATATACACCAATACAGCAACAACAGGCTTCCCCCTTATATAATGTGCAGGGCTAAGGCTGTTTTATGTTTAATGTGTTACCTAGTTACAAATAAACAGAAATATTTATTTTGTAAACAATTGGTTTCTTTATTTGATGTCATCAAAAATGCGTTTTCCATTTTTAACATTTATGCACATAAGTGCAAAATCATCAGGGGATACATACTTTTCCATGCATTCTTTCCAATATACAACTTTGTCCTGGATTTCCTCAGTAAAATCTGCAACAGGTCTATACCACATTAATAACATTAATATACAAAGCCCACTTTGCAGGTACCTTCCATACATAATTTCAGGTGTTTTTGCAAGGCTATCATATAGGTGTTTTTGACACACAAAGTCAAGGGTATAGGTAAATCTGGCTTGTAGTGTGGGTGGTATATAATAGTCATTCATGGTAACTATTCCTGGGGGAAATATTTGACTTCTTTTATTCATGTGTTTTTTTTCCAAATTCACAGGAACACATCCATCTAGGTAATCCCTTAAATTGTCCAGGTTACATATTCCCTGCCCCCTTGGAAGCTCTTTTGAATTAGGTATTCCCTTTACATCTTCAAACACAATCATAAATTGATCTATTGCACAGCCTAACTCAAAGCTTAATTTATCAGCAGGAACATTTATATTTAATGCTTTCCCTCCAACAAGGTCTAGTATTGCAGCTGCAAGGGTTGTTTTACCACTATTTATAGGCCCCTTAAACATTATATATCTTTTTTTGGGTACATTTGTTACTAATATATCTAATATTTTATATATTTTATCATCAATATTACTAAATAGACAGCTAAGCCATGCTGCAGCCCCCAAAAACAATTTAAAATCATCTTCTGATTTTACTCTACTATCCATTTCATCTAATTTTGCCTTAAATTTCATTACTACTTGCTCATCTCTGCTCTTATGTTTATGCAATAATCTTTTCTTAGCAATAACAGTATCAACCGCCTGCTGACATATATTTTTTTGATTTTTACATTCTACAAATATTTTTGCATTATGATTATGCATTCTATGATACAAATAATGTTCTTTTACTTTTTTATCTATACAAAGCCAGCAATCATCTACATCAGCAGCAAATTGTGTATAATGCCCCATTAATAGGTATATATCTTCTTGATTTGTTACCTGTGCATAATCTGATACTTGTTTCCAGCTTAAATTCTCACTTGCATCGCCATATATATCTTCAGGCCTAAAATCATTTTCTCTTAATCCCCCAGACACACTCTCCTCTACTTTTGTAAATGGTTCTTCACAAAGCCTGGAATAACAAAGGTAAGGATTATTAACACCTTTACAATGCAAAAATGATATTGTACACAGCCCCTTGCAATAATTATTTACAGCTGTTACTCTATGTTTTCCCTGTGTTATAATTAGCACCATTCCAGTTGAGCCATAATTATGCCTACTTCCAAAGGTGCACTTAAATTTTGTTAATAATTTTTTATACAGAAGAATGGCTTTTTCCTTTGTTGTGTGTACTATAAAGCATGTTAAGGTTCTATTGCTAAATATTGCATGGCTAACAAATTCATTTAAACACTCAGGAAATTTAGGGTTCTCATCCTTCTTTTTCTTTGGAGGAGTTGCCTGAGAACACTGTGGGGGAGGGTCGTCGTCTGGCATGTTCTCATAGCAATTGAGGTCAGGCTCATCAGGAGGTGGGGGTCTCTTCCTTGGCGATGGTTGTGATGGCTCCGGCTGGCTTTGGTGTTGAGAGGGTCCCGGTTCTTTTGGCTGACTAGGTCCAGGTTCTGATCCAAATCCTGATTCTTCGGAATTTTGTGATTGTTGGTAGTATTTTTTCCGTTCTTCTCTATCGCGCCGAATTTGTTCCTGCTCCCAGGCTCTGTTGAATTCTTCCCACCACATATCCCACTCCCGTGTTCCATATGTAGGAATCTATAAAAAAACAAAATAAGGATTGTGCAATATTCAGTAACCCCTCCATTTTTACTTACCTATAATCCTGCCTCTCCCATTCTTGTATTGCTCAGCAGCACCTTCCAGTAGTGAAGCGACAAAGGGTCTTTAGGTTTTCCAAACCACAGGCAGTAGCACGTGAAGCAATAACAGCTAAGCCATATCAAGGGCTTCTTATACTTTTTATATCTATTTTTATGTCTTCTTTCCAAAAAACAATGCACACATTTACAATCTCTGCCAGGCTGAAGCACGCAATCCCATGCATGCAATATACACTGGTCAAGCATTTCTCCAAATATAACTCCCACCAAATTATTTGGATTACAGCAATCTCCTGTACAATGAAATACCTGAGAGCTGTTCCAGGCTTCCTCATAATTCTCCATATGCACTACATTAACATTTTCCTCCAATTTTTTATAAAGCTCATTAAGCCTCTTCATCAGCCTTTCATCGCCCCCTTTATCAGGGTGATATTCTTTGCATTTCATTAAATATTTTTTTCTAATTAATGGCACATTGCCCCAGCAGGACATATGCAATCCTAACAATTCCATAAGCTCTTGAGCTTCTTTTCTGCACAGGGTTCTATCCATTGCAGCAGCTTTTTTGACAGGCCTCCAAAAAGCCTCCGAAAAGCCTCTCTCCTTTTTTTAGTTTTGAAGCGAAACAAGAGGCCTCCAGCCTCCATATATATAGAAAAAAAAGACCTGCCTAGCAGGTTTAAAGGGATAAGTTTGAACAGGTGTGTGGAGTAAAATTAAGATTGACAGGTATAAGCAGGAATGCAGCCAATAGCATGGTTCATAGCTAACCGCAGTACCGGCAATTGGCCAATAATAGCCTGGGTGTAACTGCCCAAGCCGGTTCGCTGAGCCGCCAGGTGGCATTGGCAGTCTGCCAAGTGTGTTTGGCTCTATGCCAACGTGACACAACAAAGAGCTGAGTCATACGCATGAGTGCACTTCCGCATAGTTCCGGTTTGAGTTCCGTTTCGCTTTAGTTCGCTTGTCACGAAAGCAAAGATATGCACGGCTGCGCATTGTGATTTGCACGACTTCACTAACAGGTATTTGAACTTTATTTTTAGGGATATATCCGTATGGGAGCTCTTCTTGCTATTCCTGAATTAATTGCTGCTGCAGTTGCCGGAGGAGCAGAAGCATTAGAAATAGCTGGAACTGGAGCTGCTATTGTATCGGGGGAGGGGGCAGCTGCTTTAGGTGGCATAACAGAAGGGGCAGCTTTACTAGGTGCTGAAGCAGGAGAAGTAGCTGTATCAGCTGCAGCACAGTCAGTGCTTGTCAATACCCCTGGAACTGTTGGTGAATTGTTAGCTATCCAAGGGGGTGTACAGGCCGGGGCTGGTTTAGCTGGTGGTGTTGCTAGCTATTTTCTTAACAACGGGGAATTGTCTCAGGAACAGGGACCAGGATCGAGTGGATTACATACCCCCAGTAGAGGAGGACACAACGCAGCAGAACAGACAATGGCATTGCAAGTTCTCCCTGAAGTACCATTGGGAGGTGGAATTCCGGGGGTCCCGGACTGGCTCTTCGACATCATCCCAGCAGGGTTGTCTACCCTGCAGGAGGTGTTCCATAGAATTGCCACTGGAATCATTACCTCATATTACCATACAGGCCGGGCCATAGTAAGAAGAGCTATTAGTGTAGAAATGCAAAGGCTGTTAAGTGACTTGAGAGATGGGTTTGAGACCACTTTTGAGGCTTTAGGTCAGGGAGATCCAGTAGAGGCAATTATAGACCAAGTAAGAGCAGCCCATAGTACTATGATAGCAAGGGAAAGGAGACTGATAGAGCAGGGGACCCCCTTATTACCTAATTTAGGTGGACAAATAGTAGATACAGTAGCAGGAGCTGCTCAAACAGTGTCTAACATAGTGGTAGATGTTACTAATATTCCCATGGATGGCTATAATGCCTTACAAGATGGGGTTCACAGGCTAGGCCAATGGGTGCAAATGGCAGGATCAGATGGGGGCACCCCTCACTATTCATATCCTCCCTGGGTGTTATATGTTTTACAGGAATTGGAAACTCCTGGTCCTAATATTTCTGCTGCATCCAGACAACCCAGAACCCTGAAAAGAAAAAGTCAGGATGGCTTGTCAAACCCAAGGCAGAAAAAGGCTCGGACCAGGAAAAGCACCCAAAGTGGCAGAACAAAGACTACCAAGAATATTAAGAAAGGGAGGCGTGGAGGTCTTAGGCACAGTGCCACTAAGTGAGCATACCCAATACCGTGTGGAATGCATTGTGAAGCCTGTATTTGGAAATGAGCCAAGCAACCCACCCAATTATTGGAATCATAGCTCTGCATTGTCAGGAAGTGCTCTTACAGATGGAGAATTGCATCTGTGCTACAGTCTTATGGAGGTGCAGCTGCCAGAAATTTCAGAACAATGCTTTGAAGATGCTATGATAGTGTGGGAATGCTTTAGAATGGAAACAGAGCTGCTGATGACCCCTAAAATAACTGTTGGGGGTGTGAACAGTTCCGGGGGCATAAACTCTGTGCAGGGAACACAGATGTACTTCTGGGCTGTAGGGGGTAGTCCCTTAGATGTGATGTATTTGCTGCCCAAAGAAAACATGAGGCCAAGAGGAAATTTGACAGCCTTTGACTCAGGGCATAGTGTGTATGACATAGGAGTTCAAAAGGGCCAGGTAGTCAATGAAACCTTTCCTGTTGAGTACTGGGTGGCGGACCCCTCTAAAAATGACAATTGCAGATACTTTGGAAGAGTTGTTGGTGGGGCTGCAACACCTCCTGTTATAACCTATTCAAATTCCAGCACCATTCCTCTTTTGGATGAAAATGGGCTTGGAATAATGTGTAACAATGGAAGGTGCTACATTACCTGTGCAGATATCACAGGATATTTGGCTAACAGAGTAGAATCCTCTCATGGAAGATTTTTCAGACTGCATTTCAGGCAAAGAAGGATTAAAAACCCATACACCATGAATTTGCTGTACAAGCAGGTGTTTCAGTCCAATGCCACAGCAGTGGAAGCTCAAAAGGAGGTTGTGGAGGTCACAACAGTGGAGGATGAGAGTGGCCTGCCTATGCAGGTTTCTAACCCAAGGTGCGGGCAATATACACCAATACAGCAACAACAGGCTTCCCCCTTATATAATGTGCAGGGCTAAGGCTGTTTTATGTTTAATGTGTTACCTAGTTACAAATAAACAGAAATATTTATTTTGTAAACAATTGGTTTCTTTATTTGATGTCATCAAAAATGCGTTTTCCATTTTTAACATTTATGCACATAAGTGCAAAATCATCAGGGGATACATACTTTTCCATGCATTCTTTCCAATATACAACTTTGTCCTGGATTTCCTCAGTAAAATCTGCAACAGGTCTATACCACATTAATAACATTAATATACAAAGCCCACTTTGCAGGTACCTTCCATACATAATTTCAGGTGTTTTTGCAAGGCTATCATATAGGTGTTTTTGACACACAAAGTCAAGGGTATAGGTAAATCTGGCTTGTAGTGTGGGTGGTATATAATAGTCATTCATGGTAACTATTCCTGGGGGAAATATTTGACTTCTTTTATTCATGTGTTTTTTTTCCAAATTCACAGGAACACATCCATCTAGGTAATCCCTTAAATTGTCCAGGTTACATATTCCCTGCCCCCTTGGAAGCTCTTTTGAATTAGGTATTCCCTTTACATCTTCAAACACAATCATAAATTGATCTATTGCACAGCCTAACTC